TACAATGTCGGCAGAAATGACGACTTACAGACAAGATCTTAGAGATTTACCAAGCGGTTTAAGTACAGTTTCAGATGTTGAAAATGTAACTTGGCCTACTAAACCATAATGAAAGATTTTATATTAGGTTTATTAGAAGTTTATTGTGGAAAAATGAGCAATTGGGCTTGGAATAAACGATGGAATAAAGGAAATAGGAAATAATGGTTAAACGAAAAAGTCTTTTTGCAACACAGATACATATTCCAGTATTTAAAAAAACAAGTATTGGAAGAAATCCAAGTCTAGCTATGATGAATAAGCATAGACGAGAAAATTTTAAAAAATATAATAAACAAGGAAATTAATTATGGCAAATGGAACATTACCTGCAGGTGCTGTAGCACCAACGCAAAGTGGACAAACAGGTTCTAAAGCTGCTGTTAATTTAATAGAATCATTATTAAATCAACCCAGTTTACCTGTAGGAACTACTATAACTCCTACTCCTCAACAAGTTCAAACAGGTGAACTAATGGCAACTCCTGGAGTTACTGGTGCAGTAACAGCTGCAACTCCAACAGTTCCAACAGTTCCTGTAGCTACAGCAACAGCACCTACACCAACAACTGCCGTATCAGTTCCTACTACTCCGACTGCTCCAGCATATACAGGAGCACAAGTTGGAGGAGCAGTACCTACAATGACTGCTGCTCAAGGCACAGTAACCGCACCAGCAGTTGCTCAAACAGGTGCTGTTACATCTGAAGCTACCGTAAAAGGACAACTTGAAGCATTACAACAAGAAGTAACTACAGCTACTCAACAAGGAACTGCATTACCTGTATGGGCTAGAGGTGCAGCAGAGGCAACTCGTGCAGCTATGCAGGCTAGAGGTATGGGTGCAAGTAGTATGATGGCTGAAGCATTATCTGAAGGTATTATGAACTCTGCTATTCCAATTGCTAAAGCAGATGCTGATACATACAAACAGATGATATTTCAAAATTTAAATAATAGACAGCAAGCTACAATTGAAAATGCTAGAAATTATTTACAAATGGATATGGCAAATTTATCCAATAATCAACAATCATCAGTAGAAAATTTGCATACTAGACATGCTTTCTTATTATCTGATCAAGCAGCAACAAATGCATCATTACAATTTAATGCACAAAATCAAGGTCAAACAGATCAATTTTTTTCAAATATAGCTAAAGAAATAAATTTAACGAATGCTAATAGATTAGATGCAATGAAACAATTTACTGCATCTGAAGATAATAAACTTACAGCATTAAATGCTGGCAATGCTGTAGAGGTAGATAAAGCAAATGCAGAACGACAAGCTACATTAAATCAATATAATGCAACTATGGGAGATTTACGAGATAGATTTAATGCAGAAAATCAAAGAATTATAGATCAATCTAATGTGGTATGGAGAAGAGAAATTAATACTGCAAATACAGCTACAACAAATGCTTCTAATCAAATAAATGCTCAAAATAGATTGAATCTATCTAATTACTCATTATCAAATTTATGGCAACAGTGGAGAGATGAAGCATCATGGGTTAACACTTCATCACAAAATGCATTAACACGAGCACATAATGTTGCTCTTTCAGCTTTAGAACGAACAACTGCACTTGATTTGCAGGACGAAACAAAACGTTTTAAAATGTATGAGTTACTAGGTGATCTTGCATTAGGAATTTTTGGAACATCAACTTAAGTAGGAGAATAATATTATGAATGATTTTTGGGCAGGTATAGGAACTAAAGTTAGAGAATTTGCAGGATCAGATATAGGAGAAAGTATTACAAAATTCGCAAAGACTGGAATAAAAAAACTTGGAGAGGCTGCAACAAGAGAAGGAATAGATCGTATTACGCAACAAGATAGACGATTAAGGGAAGGTAAACCAACTTATTTACAATCACTTAGACTTCCTGAAGCATTGAAAGATGTTGAGAAACCACATTATGGTGGAGGATTCACTTCCTCATTAATGTCTCCTAGACAGGCACGAGCAGCAAGATTTGGAAGTATTGAAACTGAAGAGTCTAGTAGGTTAAGTCATTTAGAATACGCCTGGGAAAATTACTTAAGAAAAATTGATGGAAAATCCTATAAAATGCCCAGTGTAAAATCCACAATAACATAATAGGAGATTAATAAATGGCTTACAATTTTCAAGAATTTTTAAATAAAAAACCAGAACAACCAATTTCAAATGAAACAGGTGAATTAGGAAGTGTAGAGGAATCTCCATATAACAGATTTGATACTCCAATTCCAGGAGAATCATTGGCAGATACTCCAGGTAATTCTCCTTGGGAACGTCCTCCACGTATTTCTACTGTAGATGAAGCAGCAGAATATGTGTGGCGACAATTTTTTGATTCTAATAAATTAAAGCGTATTCATGCTCTTTTAGATATGGAAGTTCCAATAGAAGCTTTAACACGTGTAATTGTATTTACTGGTTTTATTGAGGGAATGTGGAGTGTAGATGTTGCCCATTTAGTTGCTCCTATAGTCGCTCAACAGTTACTAGTTCTTGCAAAAAAATTAAAAATAAAAAAAATACGTATTGGATTAAAGGATGAAAAAGATTTAGAGTTTTCTTCAAAGGCAGTGAAAATTAAAAGTTCTATGGACAGAGCTAAAAAAGTAGGAGAAAAAGTTGGAGAGCAAATTCAAAAAACAGATGTAGGAGGATTAATGTCTCCTAATAAACGTGATAAGGAGGTAATGTAAAAATGGCCAGATTATCAGATGACCATGTACTAGCACTTGGAAATTTTGCAAAACAAAGTTGGGCACTTAGAAATTCTGACCCAGATCTAGATGGGCAAACTATAGAAACATTAGCAAATGACGCAGCTAAAGATACATCTTTAAGTGTTCAAAATGATAGAAAGCAATGGGAATTACTTCAAACTATAAAAACAAGGCTTAAAGAGGATAATAGCTTTCGAGATTACTATGGAATTGAAACGGAAGCAGACGGATCTCCTAACATAATACAATTTAATAATGTAGTTAATCCAATTTTATCAAAACTTTATGAGGGAAATTATTTGAATGGAGTTGCGAACATTACAGAGGGTTTAAATCAAGTATTTGAAATGCTTCAAAGGCAAAGTATTTCTCCTGGAGAAACATATGCATCAATAGAAGATATACGTGAACATAAAAGAAAAGTTTTAGAACAAGAAAAAAAGAACTCTGCAACTTTAGGACCACTGACTTTTGAAAATCAAGTACTTGACAAAACTGAAGCATATAAAACTGGAGAACAAGCAACAGGATATTCACAACCTGGAATACCTGATATAACTCAATTTCCTGAAGGAGAAATTAAGATTAATTGGAAAAATTTTTATGCATTTAAGCCTAAAAGTCTTGACGCTACAGAAAAGGGTGCTGATGAACTTGTAAGACTTCAAATGTTATATGATGATGTCGTATCAAATCCTGAAACTGCAGGGCAACATCCCACTCTTATAGTAGATAGAATGAAGGCTGATCTTGTAGGTACACCTTATGCTTTTGATGAAATAGCTATACGAAATGCTTTTGGTGGAGATGCAGCTACTATAAATGCATTTATATCTTCTCCAGAAGGACAAACAGTAATGAGTAATCTACTTGCTGCAGATAAAGATATAGCAGAAGCTGAAATAGTAGGAGGATATGCATTAGAAAAAGCAAAAAGAGATAAACAGGCAGCAATGGATAGCATTTCTGGTATGCTACGAACTATAGCTGATCAGCATATGTTAATATTTGAGGCAACCTATGCAGATATTGCTGGTAAAGTTGAGACCGTTCCAGAAGTAACTAAGAAAATAACAGAAGGAATTAATACTGCAATTGATAGTGATGATTTATCTCCTATAAATTATAAAGAAGATACGGAAATACAAGATAAAGTAGTAAAACCTATAATAGAAGCTTATAATACAAATGGAGCAAATTCTATTTTAGAGGGTGGTAATGAACCATTAATTTTTACAAAAAAATTAGAAGATTTTTCTTTAGCCGATGGCTCCATAATATTAAGTCAACCTGCTAGAGTACACAGATTACTACGATTTGTTAATAGTGATGGAAAAGCCGTGTGGTCTTTAGTAGATGAAAATGGTATTATTCAAGAAATAAGAGATAGCAACAATAACTCTATTGACCCTGATGCTGGAACATATAGTAGAAGAGCAATAAATGAATCTTCTAATTTAAAAAGGGAATTAATGGAAATTGCAAAGATTCATCTTAGCATTGCAGGGTTACATAGAAATTCTGAAGAGGCAAAACAGTATGGAGGAAGAGAATTAATTTATTTAAATCCTACGTATTTAAACTCCAAAGTAGATAACCTTTCATTAGGAGAAGTTCGAAATCCTGAAGGAGAGATAGGCATAATAAGATATAGAGAAAATAAATATGTCAGCCCTTATCCAATTCAACAAGAATTTACTGGTGCATAGTAATGTATTTACCTAAAACTTCTGATATTAGTTTAGATTCTCTTAGAAATCTTAATAACACAAATTTAACTGAAGATAAAGATTTTGTTAAAAAACAAGGAATGAATCTCTGGTTACAAAATTTAGCTGATTATGATCCATCTTTAAATCCTGGTTTTACAGAATCTGTAAGAGAAAAAGATGAATCTGTAGATGTTGCAGGTTCTTTTAAATACGGGTTGTATGGATCAAAGGCAGCGGCTTGGGAATTAGTTGCTAGTCTTCCTGGTGGTGTTGAACGATTAAGAGAGTGGGTTGCCAAAATTTCTGGAAAAAAAGCTCCAACAGAGGATGATCTTCTTGATAATGTTGAAAGTTATTTTAGAAAAAAGGTAAAACATAATTTAAAAGCACTATCTAAATATGAAGATCCTGAAGGTTTTTGGAATAATTTTATAGCAATGGCTGCTGCATCTCCTCTTACACTAATTTCATATATCCCTGCTGTAAAAGCAGCATCTACAGTAACTAGAGGAGCTAAACTATTTGGATTACCGCAACAGGTTCCTGCAGGAATAGCAGCAACAGAATTTTTAAGAGAATGGGATAAAGGAAGTGCAGGTGATGTTTTATGGGCTGCAACAAAAGGTTATGCTCTTGGATCAGCTATTTCTTTTGCGTCACAAAGACAATTACTTCTTAGAACAGGAATTCTTGCTACTCTTGGGTATGCACAAGAATCTGTACATGGTGCTTCTCTTGATAAACGATTAGCTGCTGCTGCTGTATGGGGAACGTTTGGTTTAATTCCAACAGCTCCTCGCAAACCACAGCAAACACGTTATGGTCTTGAAAAAGGAAAAGAATTATCTGAAAAGGAACTAAGTGAAAGAAATATTTTCATGAAACAGGCAGATGAAGCTATAGAATTAAAACGAACATTAAGAGATGTGTTAAATAAACATTTTGAAGCAAAAGAAGTTTTAGATTTAGTAGCAAAACAAAGAATGAATAATAAAAAAGTTACTGTACAAAAGAAAAAAATTGAAAGGTCTCAAAATAGATTATTGACAGATCCAAGAGCTGCTCAACTGGTTAGTGAACGAATAGAAGTAGAAGCAGCTAAAAGAATGCAAGAGCCTATTTTTGCAAGAGATTTAATAGAACCTGAAAATATTACTGTAACTAGATTACAAGAAATTATAAAACAATTAGATGTGGAGATAAGAGCACGACAAGAAGCAGCATATGATTATGATAAGGTATCTATACGTCAACAAGGTATGGATTTAAGAAGACCTACCGAAGTAAAAATTGCTGCTGTTACTGATAACTTAGCTCCCAGATATCCTGACTTAAAAGGTAACTTAAAAGGTAAAATGTCACAATGGTTTGCTCCAGGGTCTTTTGTTTCAAAATTTGCTGCAGAAAACCCTATAGTGAAATGGGGTACAGATCGTATTAGAAGGAGTAATATAGAGGCTACTCAAAAAATATCACAGATACTATATAATTTACGATATACTAAGTTTAAAAAAGATCCTAACACTGGAAGATTTGAAGGTCAAAAAGCAGGAGAAACAGAGTCTCAATTTAGATTACGAGCAGAGGTAACTGGTAAATTTACTCCAAAATTAAGAATATTGGAAGCTGTACCTGTAAAATCATATGAGGGATCAGCTATTACAAAGTTTGAGGTTTACTGGAAAACAGATCCCAATAAAGGAGAAAAAGTAAGTAGAGCAATTATTGAAGCAGATAAATTTAAACATGATCAAGCTAAAGCAAATAATGAACCTTATAATAAACGTATTAATAATACAGATAAATTTAAATACGAAGTTACAGATCACGAATTGAGAACTATTTGGAAATTAGATCCATATGAAATTTCAATTGTACGTGATGTATATGGTGGAATTAAAGAATCTATGTTATCATATTTAAAAGCTGTAGAAGAAACCGTTGGCCAAAAATCCGCTAAAACATTATCAGGTCGATTAAATCCAAATTATTTCCCTCATATGTGGGAAGGTGAGTTTAGAATATTTGCTTCAAAAAGAGTTCCTACTAAAGATGGTACTGGAATTAAACTTCAGGCAATAGAAACTAGAGCCGCTAACAATAGAGCACATGCAGAAAGAATAGAGAAGGAATTGCAATCTAAGTATGCAGCTGAAAATGAAAAAATTGAAACAAAAATAGTACTTCCAACTGAACCATTAGCAGCAAGTCGATTTCAAAGTAAAGATATTGCATCATTTTATAGAGAATTGAATAGATTAGACAAAAATGAAAGCTTACCGCAAGACTTTAAAACTACTCTTACCAAATATTTTGAAATTGAGCAGAGACCAGGGATAAAAAAACATTTTTTAAAAAGAGGAACTGCTGCAGGATATATGGGAACAGAAAAAGGTAATGTGGGATTAGCTAATTTTCAAAGAGCAGTGGAAACTTTTGTTGGAGGAGCAATACGAGCATCAGAAAATTTAAAAGCAGAAACAGATTTACATACATTGTTGCACACTCCTCTTCCTAGTCGTAATTCGACAAAAACAAATGTTATTCTTGCTGATCCAAATCTTTATCCCAATACTGCTCAATTTTTACAAAGACATTTTGAAAATGCTGGAGGAACAGTTAAAGAAAATGCTTGGATAAAAGCAGCAAATAATGCTGGAGCTAAATGGATTGGGAAATCTGGATTAGGATCTATATTAGGAACATTAAATAAAGCAGCATTACACTGGGCTTTATTATTTTTTAATCCTAGATTTACTATAGCTCAATTTATTCAACCATATCATATGCTTTGGCCTAAACTAGTTGATCTTAAAGTTGGTGGATTAGATAAAGGCAATATAACCGTTTCTTACGTTAGAGCGTTAAGAGATATGGTTTTTGCAGATAAAGAGGCACAATCTGCTCAGAAATACTTTTATGAACATGGTCTTGTTGAATCTAAATTTGTAACAGAAGCAATTGAAGGAAGACATCATCCTGCACACATACTTGCACCTGGGTACATCAAAAAACATGGATTTAAAAGATATAGTGAAGCAAAAAAAGAAATGGAGGCTGATGGAGAAATAAAAGTTATAAATTATGCAGGTAAAGCTGAAACTATAGTTGGCCAAAGAATGGCAGCAAGAGTAGAACAATTTTCTAGAATGCAAGCAGGATTAATTTTTTATAGATTTCTTAGAAGTGCGGGGCACACTCCAGAACGTGCAAAGAACATAGCTAATACATTAGGAGATCAATACATGGTTGAGTATAATTATATTGAAAGACCAGGAATATATTCTGAAGCTGGTTTGGGCACTATTGGAAGACCTGCAGGATTATTTAAAACATTTGCACATAATTATATATCTCAATTATGGGATTATTTTAAAACTGGTCAAAGGACTGGAGATTATGTTCCATTAGCTGCCTTTCTAACTCAAATGACAATGGTTGGCGGACTATACGGAATATTTTTGTCTGGATCAGTCGATTGGATAATGGATAATGTTACAAACCCGCTTTTTAAAAAATTAGGAAAAAAAGAAAGAATTCTTAATTACTCAGAAACTGTTGCTTTAAGTGACCAACCAGAAATATTAAAGTATGGTATACCCTCCTCTCTATTAGGTATGGATTTAACTACAACTTTAGCTTCTCCAGGTTTAACTCCAGGAGATTTGGCAAGTATGCCTGCGTTAGAAATGTTCGGATTATACCCTAAAAGTTTTAAAGATGGGTTGCTTCTATCGACTATGAATTTACTTCCTGCCACTATCGGTGACCCAATGGGTAATTCAGGAATAAGAAAAGACGCTTGGAAAAGATTTTGGATAAATATATCTCCAAATTCTATGAAAGGTTTTGTAGAAAGATATTATGCAGAAAAACCATTAAGTGATTTTGAAATTGGTACATCTGATGGATTTGGATTTATGAAAGGAACATCTATGGATTATCTTGGATTAAGAACTGCCAATCCAGATGAAGTTGATAAATTAATTGTACGAGACGTTAAAAGAGGTAGAAAAGAACGTGGAACAATAAAACGAGGAAGTAATGACTGGGTTGCAAGATTTTTTAGTATGCGATCTCTGGAAGAGCGAGAAGCATTAAGATTCATATATGTTACTACACAACTAAATAAAAATTTAAAATTTGACATTGACACTATAGTAACGAAGGCAGCTTATACAATAATGAATTATAAAATGATTCCACCTCATTTATACGATGCAGCTTTTAGATTAGGGTTTTCAGCAGAGAGACTTGAGGAGCGTGTAGAAAATAGAGTAGAATTGATGAATACGACCCTGTTAGAGAGAACATTCAAAAGAACTGGAGCGTTTAAAGATAATCCTAGTATAGCAGCAATTAGAGATGTAATTAAAAATAAGTATATTACTGCAGAAGGAAAAATAACAAAATAATAATATGACACGCATAACAAGAACAAATAGAGAGGCTATTATAGAAGTTCAAGGTGAATTAAAAGTTATAAAAAACGATATAAACAATATAAAAAATAATCATTTAAAACATCTTGATTATAAGATATGTCAAATACAAAAAGTACTATGGGTTGTATTTGTAGGAGTGCTTAGTCAATTACTATGGCTTATACAAACAAATATATTTGGAGGATAAAATGGAAATTATAAAAGGATTCTGTATAGAAGCATGGCAAAACAATAGAAAACTTACTATTTGTGTTTGCCTTGCAGCAGCAATTATTGTTATTGCACTTATAGCTTAATTAAATGCTCTGTACCTGGTGCAATAAACATACACTATTAATCTGGGTACATGGGCATATACAATGTGAACATTGTAAAAACAATATTTATCCGTGTTGTAATGGAGAAAGGAATGAATACTATAAAAAAACCAAAACCATATAAGAAACCAAAACCATACTAATGTCTTGGGTTTTAATGCTACGAATTTGCTCGGCTCTAGGATGTACTGGAGGAGAAATGGAAACAAAATATTTCGACTATTATTCTTGTAGTACCGCAGGATATATAAAAGTCTCGGAAATGTGGAATGATTTGACTGAGAAGTTTGGTGTTAAAATTATAAATGAATATGGTTATATGGTGTCATTTTATTGTGATAAACGAGAAAAAAATATACAAGGAGTAGTATGGCATTAAAAATTTCAGACGAAGCTAAAGTACAAATGCCAATGAAAACAGTTGCTAGCCTTATAACGTTAGTCGCAATCGGAACATGGGCTTTTTTCGGTATTCAGGAAAAATTAAACCAACATTCAACGAAGTTAGAAATTATGGATAAAGATGTAGTGATGAATACAGATTTTAGAATCAAATGGCCTCGTGGTCTTTTAGGGTCGCTTCCAGCCGATTCAGAACAATTTATGTTAATTGAAGAACTTTATAAACAAATGGATAAATTACAAATACGAGTAGATTCAATGCTACACAATGAGGTAAATATTTCAGCTTTGGATAAAGCTGTAAATAAACTACAACAGGATGTAGAGAAATTAAAAGATAAGCAAAGACAATTTGCTAATGGAAGTAACTGATGATTGAAATGGTTGTGGCATTATGCCTATTTATAATTGAAGGAGATGAGGCTAAATTAAAGGAACATTATTACTATTCCACAATGTCCGAATGCTTAGCAGCAAAACGTATTGGCCAAAGAAATACATCACCTGAAGATATTATTTTACAATGTGGTAATGTAATGGCTGAAACAGAGGTGGAAGAATACAATGGGCGGATTAGGATTCTTGAAATACTAAAAGATAAATATGGGGAATAGCAATGAATATTATTAAAACTTTATTATTAGGCTCGTTCTTAATAGTATCTGCATGTGGATATCCCAAATTAAATATTACATTAGACAAGCTGAATTTAGATGGAAATGACTGGGGAGAAAAAGGTCGTATGAAACTACACTGGACCTTCCCAGCTAAGAATAAAAACTTAAATAAATCCGACACTGTTTGGGTCGAAGAAATTGAGGAGGCTACAGAATGAACGAAAAAATTATTGGTGCACTTTTGGTTGTCTTGTTAGCACTTGGCGGCTGGAACTTAAATCAAACATTTCAACTTTCTAAGGATATGGTTGAAATTAAAGTAAAAGTAGAAGGTATTGAAAAAGTAGTCGGTAAAAAGAAAAAGAAAAAGAAGGATTAATTATGTTTCATTTATTAATAAAGCCATTATTAGGTGTTGCTGGTGAAGCAATCAAAGGAGTGGTAGCTACTAAAAAAGCAAAGGCAGAACAGAAACTTACTAAAATTAAAGCGGATACTGCTTTGATGGAACAACAAATAGCAGGTAAAGTTGAATGGGAAAAAACTGCTGTCGGTCAAATGCAAGGATCTTGGAAAGATGAAGTAAGTCTTATTGTACTTTTATTTCCTGCTGTTCTCGTTTTTATTCCTGGATGTACTGAATTTGTAAAGAACGGATTTGTTGCTCTCCAAGAGCTTCCTGAGTACTATCAACATCTTCTTTACATAGCTATCTCAGCGAGCTTTGGAATCAAGGGAGTATCAAGTGCTGCTAAAATGATGAAGAAATAATTATGGAAACAAGAGAAAAACAAGTAGGAGTGTGTGATGACTGCAAACACATATGCCATTGTGGTAGAACAGATTGTGAAGGACCAGAGAAATGCAAATGTAAAAATTGTCAATGCAATAATACAAACTACTGGATAGATGAAGAAAATAAACCTTATAACTTTGGATAATTATGAAATACTTTACAGAAGATGAATTAAAATGCCCTACTACTGGGCAATTTAAATTACAAGATGGATTTGGTGATGCTCTTGATGCTTTACGAGAAGAGTTTAATCAATCTATGATTATAACAAGTGGGTGTAGAACTGATGAACATAACGAATGGCTACAAGGTCGTGGCTATCCTGCAAGTTCAAATAGTTTCCATCTAATAGATAATAATAAATACGGAACAGATACTTGCGCAGTAGATGTTAAAAGAAAAGATGGAGCGTATGCTGCCCAACTTATTAAGGTTGCCTTAAATAGAAATTTTAGTGTAGGTATAGCAAAAACTTTTATACATATAGATTTACGAACTGCATATACTAATCTTCCTCAAGTTGTATATTCTTACTAGATTTATTTTAATTTTATTATTATGGAGTCAAATTGTTATGGCTGAAAATATTAGTGTTGGGCCACAGAAAGAATTTACAGTCAACGAACAGACTGATAAATTAATAGTTCCTACACCTATTCCTAAACCAGAAGATTTAGCACCTAATTTAAATTATGAGCAATGGAAAAAAGATTTTGTAATAAATTCTAGTAAAACGATAGAAGATACTGTTAAAAGAGATTATAAGGATATAATAAAAAATCCTAAAGCATTTTCTAATTTTCTTGCAACATTAATGGCAAATGAATCTGGATGGGGAGGATTTGAAGGTGGACCTACAGCAAAAAAAGCAAACAACTTTCTTGGAATGCATGGAAATAAAGAAACTGGTATTAGAACAATAAATGGAGATTCCGCCTATTTAAGACAATTTAATTCTTTTGAAGATAATATTCATGGGTTTATTAATTTTGCTCTTTCTAGTGATAATATGATTCCTTTTAAAAATTCATTACTAACGGCAAATACAACAGAAGATTTTATAGATGCAATAGGTCAAACAAAATATAATGAAAATCCAGGAAAATATAGAAGAACTTTACGCAGTCTTTGGTTTAAAAGAATAGAACCATTAAACTTACAATCACAAATTATGGAGGGTGATATTACAATGGCAGAGAATGACATTAATAAACAAACAAATAATATGCTTGGGCAGGCTGGTACGCAAGTTTCAGCAGAACAAGCACCACCAGAATTAACTGGTGAAAAACAATCCTATTTGGATTTTCTTTCAGGTGGATTTGATACAACTACAGCTGAAGGAAAGGATACTCTTAACCTTCTTAATTCATTATCTTTACAGGATTTAAGAAATTTAGCAGAGGATACTACAACTACAAGTGACATACCTGTATTAGAATCTGATATTCCAGAAAGCGGACTTAGAAGTTCTGCACCACGTGCCGCTGGAGGTCTAGAAGGTGCAATAGTAAATCCTGCATTAAATAGACAATTAGATACTAGTCCAGGAATTGATAAAAGAGGAACAACAGCATACGGAACTCCTATTGTTATTGGTGCATATCCAGGAAAACCTTATCTTAGATCAACGGAAACTACAGCTCCTGTACCTCAACCTAAACCTACAACTCAAACAGTTACACCACCAGGTGCACCAGAGGTTGAAGAACAATCATTTCTTCCTACCAACATGGAAGGAGTATTTGTTGCATCAAATAAAACAGGAGGATTATCTGATATAGTTATGGACAATCTGAAAAAATTAGGAATAAAAACACAAGATACGGGATTAACTAAACAAACTTAATCATGATTCCTTTTATTGTAACTGCAGCAGGAAGATTTGCATTACCTATTTTAACTAAGGAATTAGCAAAACAGGGTGCGAAGAACTTTGCAAAAACGTATGGTAAAGAAACATTTACGGCAATATCTGGATTGGGAATAGGAGGAGCTACATACAAAGGCTTAGAGTATATAGGAGGAATTCATGGTCCTAAAACTCAAGCCGAAAGAGAAACAGAAGAACTCTTAAAAAAACCAGAAACATTTCCAGAAGAACAACCAGCAGATACTATATCCGCACTACCTCCTTCTATGCCACCTCCTCCACAAGAAGATGTAGATACGGGATTACCAGTTCCTGTTCAAGAGAAAAAAATAGATCCAGGTTATGTTACTCCAGAAACACCTGATACTAGTATCTTGACACAGCAAGCAGAAAAGCCTATAGAAAAACCTAAGTTCGGTGTATTAACAAAAACTGAATTGCAAACTGCATTGGCTCTTAAAGAAGATAAACCTGATTTTTATTCACGAGCTGTTGACGCTATTAAGACCGCTAAAGATGATAAATACACTAAAGGTAAATGGGCAAGTATTATTAAAAGCAATACCACTAGAGATGAAATGGATTACCTTGGTTTAACTGAATTGTTATTTGGTAACGAAGTTATTAGCAAACAAGAATTATTAAAGTTAGTTGAGAAAAAAGATATAGCACCTGATATTATAGTTCGTTCTGTACCTGAAGAGGAAAGAAATCCTATGTATGCTGCGTATAGCTTGGGCAGAGGTCAAGAAGGAACTTCAGAAGATATAGTATTTCAAATAGATTATGAATCGCCCAAATGGAGGTATGACCCCGAAGACCCACCTCCACCTGAGACATTATTTAAATCAGCCCATTTTAATACAGAATATGGAACTGCAACTTTCGCCCATGCAAGAGTTCAAGTTGGATATGCTGATATGCCTGAATTAGACAACACTCAAATAATAGACGAGATACAATCAGATTGGTTGCAAAGACTTAGAACTGACGGAGCTTATGAAGACTACACAATTGGTTATGGTGAGGATCTTACTGACAATCAAAAATCTGCTGTAGTTGAGTCTTTCCGCCTACCAGAACAACCAAAGTATTGGCTGGATTCTTTTCCAGAAGAAATGAAGGACCGTTATTTTATTTTTAATAAAGAGGGGGAACTTCCAAGTTTTGCTAGGGCAGCCACATGGGATACATTTGAAGACACACAAAGAGTTTTACAAAAGTATGCAGCACCAGATTTTCCTATAAAAGAATCCAAAAGATGGGTTGAGTTAGTTTTAAATGAAATGATAAGAAAAGCCGTTAAGGATGGCAGAGATAGCATTGCTATTACTAATGGACAGATTCAATATAATCGCTATGAAGCACAAAGTGAAGAAAATAAACAGGGTAATAAGAAATTCTATGATGAAATTGTCATCCCACAGCTTGAGAAAATTGCAAAGAAATGGATGGGTCCTAATTTCTACCTTCAGAGAATAAATATTACTACTAAAGGAGACTTTGAATTTCAAGGAAGCCTGTCCATAGACCAGAAAATTAAAAAGGCAACGGATAATAATTATAAACTACAAAGAATAACCCTGCAAGAACTATGGGATAGAACTAAAGACGAAGATATTCCAGGACATGCTGCTTTATACACTAACGAAGGAAGAGGGCAAGGTCTTAATTACATTGAAAATTATATAAAAGGTCTAGCAGGTGATGACATTCAACAATTCGGTACTTATGATAGCCTTTGGAATAAAATAAGAAAAAATGAAGTATACGTTTGGAAAGAAGCGGAAGAAGATTATGCCCTTCCCGAAGATCCAGAAGGTATAGAACCGCCAGCTGAAATAGTCTGGGAAATGCCAATTGTTCCTGTTAATGATATATCTGATATTTCTGCTGATGATATGACAAATTATTCAAATTATCTTAAAGAGTGGAAAGATCCTAAAGGAGAACATGAAACACAAGGGGGAACAGAACAACTAATTAAAATGGAATTACCAAAGAATCTTCAAAAGGAGATTTTAGCTAATTCAATTAAACTCACATCCATTGACAAGACAAAGAGTCTTCCTATAGATGATCAAACACAACAATTACTAGCATAAAAAAAGGGGAAGCATTACACTCCCCCTTCACAGGCAACACATAGCATCCTCTGTTTACGCAGGGGATTTTTTTATCCCTATATAAAAAGACTTAAGGGAAAAAATAATATGAATATAATTAAATCAATCATGCTTTATTTATTATTTCTTTGATTTCACTTTCTAAACGTTTACAAACTGCATTACAATGATTTATAATTGCAGCACATATATTTGCATGGTATGGATAGTTTTCTAAATTCTTTTTAAGTTTATTAATTGGCTTTCCTCCATAGTCTAATACTATAGAATTATACTTATTAATACCTATTTGAAGTTCAAATAGCTCTCCATTCTCTATAACACGATATTTATCCTTTTTGGCACTCATTTCATACTCCTAAACTATAAAACGTTAATTACGGGGTCTGAGAGGCCCTTAAAGAAGAGTTGTATATGGGGGGGTAGTCTATGGTCAGTAGCCCCGTTTAAATCACTGTACGAGGCTCTGACGCAATCTTTTTTTACTGAGCTGGTTTATTTTTGGCAGATTTCTCATCTTGTGGACGTTTTACAAAACTTGGACTAATATTAGGATCCAGTTGAGAAAGTCTAGCTAATATCGACATTAACTTTACAACTTCACCATATGGACGAGACATTAAATATCTCATAAGATCTTGTAGTACTGATCCAGATACTAAGTAAACTGGTTCTCGTACATCTGGTTCTGGTTTTGTTTTTGGTGCTGCTTTATTTATATCAGTCATTATTTACCTCCTTGTTTAAACGATTTAAATACCATAATGCTTTATCTAAATCTTTTTTTGGTTCACCTTTAAATCTAAATCTAGCAACATATTTTATAACGTTACCTTTTAAGTAACCAAGAAATTCATCTTTTGTCATAATATCTTTTATGATTTCGATAGTTTCTTTATTACCTTTAAGATAATGTGCAGGTGCATTCACATCATCTTTAAAGTTTTTAGTTAGTCTATTTCTTACCATAGGTTCTCCTAATCTTATTGTATCTTATAGTTTCTAAATCGTATTCACCTTTATCCACATTACGTTTCACTATTAATCCACTCCACCACATTCGTTGAGTAGCAATAGCCCACGGCTCTTCATGATTTAAAAAACATCCAACAGATAAGCCCATAAGTTTTTTGCCAGATGGAGACGTAGATATTGCATAATCTAATAAATGATTATGACCAACTGTACTTGATGTTTTATTTTTATTTAATAAAGACCTACCAACATTTTCTCCAGATATAGCTTTTCCAAGAACTCCATTTGGAAAGCAATGACAATAGTATACACCATCCACATTAACAGGAACCTGGTAATTATACACATCCCATCCAAATCTATCATATTCTAAATCATCAATACTAATTGCTCCATCAAGTTCTGGAGTATTATCTATAGCTCTATCAATTCTATCTTCATGATTTCCCAGTAGCATTATCCTTCTTTGTCCGTTTTTCTTCCGCCCATTTCCTAGCAGGCCACGATTAAATTTTTCCAACGCATCGTGTGCATGCTCTATGTCTTTTTTATATCTTCTTCCTTCAAAAGACTTCTTACCTTTATCATAACTTGAAAGAGAATCCATACTCGCAAAGTCTCCCATACAAATTATAACATCTGCTTTTATATCTCTAGCAAATTTTCCTGCCCATAGAAACCTATCATTAGGTGATTTAGGTGTACTATGAGGATCGCCTATTACTAAGTGTGTTGCCATTAGTTTAAGTCCTCCTTTTTAAATTTACGTTTTTTTAAATACGACATAAAGTCAACCAGATTAGTCTTACTTACTCCTGCTAAATCGCCTTCTTGTATACCCAGTTCACTTGATCGCTTGCTATCCTCATGAAAACCTTTTATTCCTTCTAAAAATGTTTCATGCGGATTTCTAGTAGCCATGCGAATCATACCTCTTGCAATAGTTGTGCACATATGTTCAGACGGTGCGTCTAGTTTTCTATGAGTATCAACTAGTATACCACATGCAAAGCCATCTTCTACAGGGCTAAGTAGAATCTTTATTGAATTAGTAAAATCAACATTAAATTTCTGTATTTTTTTCATTTAAATAATCATATTTTACTCTCCAAGAATTTGTTAATTCAACAGAAGAGTGTAGTTCAAAAAATTTTTCAGCACTTAATATAACAAGTGGTTTTTTATTATTCATTTTTATAAATACAAGTGGATTTAAAGATCCATGATTATTTGCCTGGTCATAGGCATCATATACTTTTTTCCACTTCTCATCATTTTTGCATTCTATATCATACGGAAAAATAGAATACGCTCTTTTTGATAATTTTATATCTGCACCACGTTCTCCCATAATGGCACACCGTATTTCATTACTGGTTAAGTCAGGGAGTAGACCCCTCAAACTATCCCTGACCCAATTCTGAAGCTTTCGCCCTTTAGCTTTACGACTTTTTATTGTAGTCATTATCTTCTCTAGGATTATTCACTTCAGTGTACCAGACCCACTTAGGGTTTTTTCCTTGCGATTGTTGTTGTGGAAGCAACTGCAAGTTATTGCCCCAGCAAGGAACTTTGTATGGGCAATACGAGCATACCGTGCCCAACACTTTATTACCTGTAAGTTTTTTTCTATAGGTTTCATCAATTTCAGTATAACATCTTTTAAAAGGCTTATCATCTTTTATTGTTTTGTAATTTATATGAGCCTTTTCAATTGCCTCTTTTTTATATTCATCATCAACTAATGGAGTCTCACATACAGTCCATTCTCCTGTAGATTTATTAATTACAATCCATCCTCCAAAGGGTACTTTCTCAGATTCAGAATATAGATATCCTTGCGGAACATAGCCGAAAGAATCTTCTTTTACTAATTCCATAAACCCACCCTTCTCTCCAAATTTATGTTCAAATGAATACGGAGATGCACTTTTTATATCCCAAATTTTTTCTTGATTCTCCTTTATTTTAACATCATAAGTACCGTCAATGGATCCACCATTAAACTTATAGGATACTGGTTTTTGTTCTCCTGTTATATTTACGCCAGAAGATTTTAAAATAAACACTGCAAGAGCTTCTACCATATCACCAAATGTATTTCTCATTTTTACATTATATGATTGGCCATCTCCCTTTACATTTTTAGCTTCCATTTGTAATTGGCAAGTAGGTCTTCCTGCATTACTCATGCGAATGTGAAACTTATCTGCCCTTTGTTTAGAAAACTGTTTACGCAGGGCAGATTTACAAGCCTCTCCAAATTCAAATACAAGGCCATCAGATAATTTAACTGGTGATTTACTAGCTTTATCTAAATAGATTTGTACTTTTTGAAGTATATTAGTCATTATGAAGTAGAAAGCATTTTTTCTGGGTTATCTAGTTCATCAACAACTTTTGCATCAATTACATCTTTTGGTCCAGACGCTTTAGCTCTTGATTCTTTCCATAAATTAACAACCTCTTCATTTTCATCATGAATAATTTGTTGAAAAGAATTTAAAGTTTCTCTATCTTCATCATTAATAGACATATTTGCTTCAAGGTTTACTTTTATATCAGGAATATAAAAAGTATTTCCTCCTTTTTTTTGTTTCTTGCTATTAACTGTAAACACGCAAGAGAATAAAAGTTTTTTCTTTTTATCAATTTGCTCTAAAGCAGAACCCATTGGAGAAAAACTTGTTCCCGTAACACGCCACAAAGAACGGCAATTTTCTACTTTGTATTGTTCACCATTTGCTCTAGCCCCATTCATAGAAACTAATCCATAAACTAGACGATAGCATCTTATCTTTTTTTGCTCTGCTAGTTCTTCTGGAGTTAAAGAGTTTCTTTGTTTAAACGGTATTTTTCCGCAACGAACTCCGCCTTGGATATCTATAGCTTCGTCTTTCCAGTTTTTAAATATGATTGATCTATTTACATATTCTCCCTTCTCTGGTTCGTAGTGCATATATTGCATTGCACTTACAAATGGGCGAAAAGTAATAGGCTTACCATATATACTTTCTCCAGCATCAGCAACGTAAACAAAGAAATTACCTATAGGTAATCTGTTTCCATCATCATCTTCTGGAGATCTATTTATTCCAAGTCTAGGAATATTATTTCCAGATGATCCACCTGGAACTTGACCTAATGCCTTCATGATTTGATCATGAGACATTGTATCTAAATTAATAAGTTCATTTGTCATATATAAAATCCTCCAAATTATAATTAAGTATGTATAACATATTTGACCCGTTTTGTCAATGGGTAAAATTGAATTATATAAATAATTCAAAAATAGTTTTGCCTACAGAAAATACCACTACGCCACAAACAGCAACCACCCATAAAAAAAATAGTATCTCTCCAATGCCATCTAGTAATTTCCAAATAAAATATTCCATAAATTCTCCTTTATTTTCAATTAGTTAAATCAATTGTGTTTTCTTATTAGTAAGTTCAGCAGCTATTCCATGAGATCTAGCAAACCACATGAGATAGCTTTGAAGCTCATAGTCTTTATTTATCAAAAGCTTAATGGGCTTACGCACATCGCTACCATTATTAAATTCTTTTAATAGCTTCTCAAAAAAATCATATGCTTTAACCTGCTCATCATCATATTCACTATCTATTGAATTGAATGATACATGAGGGGCTTCATCTTCGATATTCATTATTTACCTCCTATTTGTTATACTGGATCTCTATCAATTTCATGTTCTGATTTCCATACTTCTTCTATGGTACTTGTAAGAACAGGTATTTGCGAACCATTAATATTTACTGCAACGCCTTTAAGACTTTCTATATTATCTTCTAGCGATTTATCCCAGTCTATTAATTCATGAACCGACATGTAGTATGCTTTTACTGCACCCATAATATCCTCCTATGTTATTGTTGTTAAATCTAACCAATTATACCCTGTCTTTAATTCTGTGTCAAGAGGCACATTAAAATTAATATCATAAATTTCTTTTAAAGACAAGATAACTTTTTGTGCTCCATCCTTCATAATTTCTTTCATTATATTTTCTTCTTCAGGATGTACATCTGCAATAACAGAATCGTGCACAGTATTAATTAATAAACTTTTTACCTTTTTAGCTTTCATAATTTTCCAAATGTTAATACAAGTAATTGGAACTATGTCTGCTGTAGCTAACCCTTGTACTGGATAATTTTTTATTTGGGTTGAATAACTTGATCCCCCCCAAGGCATTCGTTCCGCATAGGGAAATGAATATTCTCTTCCCGTTGGTAATTTTATAATTTTAAATTCAATTGCGTTACTTTGCAGAACATCATGCCAATGTTTTATATCTTTGTATTTTTTTAAAAATTCAGAATAATATTTTTTTTCTTCTTCGGTTCCGCTCATGCCTCCATACAATGGTTTAAAGGTATGTGCTTTTGCATCCTGTCGTGATATACCTATTGTATCTGCGGTGTATTGATGAACATCAATATTATTGTCAATATCTTCCATTCCCTGTTTATCCTGGGCAAGGTAAACGGCTGTTCTAAATTCCAATTGAGAAAAATCTATTTCCATAATACTTCCACCGTTCCATCGTGAGGTTACAACTTTTCGTATAGGAAATGTTCTAGCTCGTGGCTGGTTTTGAAAATTGGGATCTCTACTAGATAACCTTCCAGTAGCCGTTACACATTGCATAAATTTTGGTCTAAGAATTCTAGTTTCTTTGCTAGTAAAATTTTTTATTCCAGATATAAAAGTATTTAGATAAGTATCAATAGCATTAAAACGAATTAAAGAATCTAATAATTCCTTCAGATCTCCTTGAGCATACGAGGCAATTTTAGTAAGAGTAATACGATCTGTTTTAAAACCTCCTTCAGATACATCCATAACTCCTCGTGGCTTTTGTCTAAACCCAGCAACACTGGCCATATTAGAATACAAAAATCCTTCTCCATCGCATGAATCACACTTGCTATACTTTTTGTAAGGACTTCCGTCTCGTTTTATTTTTTTAATTATTCCTTTACCATTACAAGATGCACATTTAGATGCCGTTGTTTTATAGATTAACTCAGTATTTTCAGCTACAAGTTTACTAAGTTGAGTACGAGAATACTTTGGTCTTCTTTTTTTTCTTTTTGTAAATTTGTCTATACCAATATTAAAAATACCAGACCAGGTTTTTTTATCAATAACTTTTCTAGAGTAGATAAGCCAAGATAATTGCTCTGGACTTGCTGGATTAATTCTAGTATCTCCCATTTTCTCATGCAT